AAAAGGCAAAAGATGACGAAGAGTATGAAAGGTTTATTGCACTTGAAATTGAACTTGATGAGTTTAGAAAGAGACAAGCAGAGGAAAGAAAAAAACGTGAAGATGAGGAATTTGAAGCGTGGTTAGAGCAAGAGTTGGCTCGTGCTGAATATGCAGAGCAACTTGCACAAGAAGAGATTGAGCGTCAACAAGCCATTCAAGACGCAAAAGAAGCCATCTTCAATGAGGCACAAACTTTAGCAGATGCTATAGTTGGGTTAGCAGGTGAGCAATCGGCAGTAGGTAAAGCAATAGCACTTGCACAAATTGGAGCAGATACTGCAAGAGCGTTGAGTGGTGCTTTAGCAAACGCTAATAGCCCAACTCCTGACAACGTTGCAACCGGTGGTCTTGCAGGGATAGCCAAATACATTGCACTTGCAACTACTATTTTGAGCAATGCAAAGAGAGCGTATTCAATTTTAAAAGCACCTGCACCAACATCAGGTGGAGGTTCTGCACCATCGGTAGCAAGACCAGGTGTACCACAATTAAACGCACCAAGATTGCAATCGACATTGAACGCTGACAACCAACTATTCTCTGAAAGGAGAGTGTATGTCACAGAGTCAGACATCACCACAACGCAAAAGAAAGTCGCAACCACACAGAAGGTATCTTTAGTAGAATAAAGCCAATATTTTAAAAACACTATATATAAGAAAATGGAGTTACCCGTTTACAAATTAATAATCAACGAGGAAGATGAGACTGGTGTTGAGTTTGTTTCACTCGTTACTAACCCTGCAATAGAGAGGGATTTTCAATACTTCAATCAAGACTTTGTTAAGCCTAATGCAGGTGAAGATGAAGGTGAGTTTATAAGCAGATGTATGCAAGTTGTTAAAGGTGAAGGTTACTCCGATGACCAAGCACTTGCTATCTGTTATAAATATTGGGAAGGTGAGAAATTTGAGTCCTATCAAGACTACCCAAAAGCAGCAAGTCAAAATGCTCAAAGAGGCATCAAGTTAAACGAAGCAGTCAACAACGATTGTGCTACCTTAGTGGGGAAAAATCGTTCACGGCAACTCATAGCAAGAGAAAATCTTTCGTTAGAAACAATTAAACGCACTTACTCTTATTTAAGCAGAGCCAAAGAATACTACGACCCAAAAGACACCAAAGCGTGTGGAACTATTTCCTACTTGCTATGGGGTGGTGAAGAGATGTTGAGATGGTCTGAACGTAAACTTGAGGAGTTGGAACTTCGCAAGGCAAAACGCAAGTCTCGTTATGAGTCAAAGTTTGCTATCCAAGATGAGGAGAAAAGAATTATCACTGGTGCAGCAATGTTAGCTGATAAAAAAATCTATCGTTATGACGATGTCAGAGGAGAGTACTACGTTGTGTTTGATAGAGAGACAATCTTTCAAATTGCTAAAAAGTGGGCAAAGTCAGACAGATATGATTCAGTTAACATCCATCACGAGGTTGAGACTAAAGGACTATCCTTGTTTGAGAGTTACATTATCGATAGAGAGCGTGGTATTAATCCACCAAAAGGGTATGAAGAAGTAGCCGATGGCAGTTGGTTTCTTTCATACATAGTTAACGATGACGCTATATGGCAAAGAGTAAAGGATGGGGAGTTTAAGGGCTTCTCAGTTGAGGGTTATTTTGACTTTGAACGCAATAAAGAAGACGAGATAATGGATGCGATAATGAGGAAGATGAAGGACATTGTCAAGAAGTGGGATGGTAAGTAATCCACAAAATGGAACCAATATATAGTAAGTGCTATATATAAGTATGAAGATATATAAATTAATACCATCAATGAAATATTATGAAGCATCAAATGATGGTTGTATTAGACGTATTGGTTCTAAAAAAGATTTAAGACCTTGCATTAAAAATGGATATGAGGCAGTTTCACTTTGGATGGATGGCAAACAATATCCAAGATACGTTCATAGATTAGTAGCAGAAGCATTTATATCGGATTGTTCCGAATTTGCAATTAACCATATAGATGGTATTAAGACAAATAATCATATAGACAATTTAGAGATAGTGACATATAGCGAAAATCAACATCACGCTTATAAAACCGGATTGAGATTTGTAACTGAAAAACAAAAAAAAGCACTTCTTCAAAATGTAAGTAAACGAGTATTAGACATTGAAACCGGTATATTTTACGATTCGCTATCTAATGCTTGTAATGTTAACAATGTTAATTATTCGGCTATTAGAAAAAGGATAATGAGAAAAAGTAAGAATGTACGTTTCGTTTATGTATAGAAAAATTGAGCCAAAAAAACATATTTACTAATTATAAAAAAAGATGAATTCAAAAGAAGTTATTCAAGAAATCAGACATCTACTATTTGGTCAAGAATCAAATGATGTCAAAATGGAAGAGGCTACTCTCGTAGACGGTAGCATTATTACTTGGGAAGGCGAACTTGCAGTTGGCACTCCTATTTTTGTTCAAACTGGCGAAGGGTTAATTCCTGCACCTGATGCAACTCACGAATTAGAAAACAATATGCTCGTGACTACTGAAGGTGGTATCGTAACTGAAATCGTTGAGCCTTCTGAAGAAGCAACAGTTGAAGAAGAAATGAGTGAAGAGACAGTTGTTGAATTTGCAACACTTGAGTCATTCAATTCTTTGGTATCTCGCTTTGAAGAGGCAGTTGAAAGATTGCACGTTCTTGAGGAGAAGTTGAACCATAATGAAGCAGCGTTCTCAACTATGAAAGAGGCGTTCTCAAAAACTGTTGATCTTGTAGAAAAGGTAGCAGACCTTCCATCAGAAGAACCAACTAAAGCACCTCAAAAGTTGTCAAAGAAAGAGGAGCGTTTCGCAAACATTTTAAACATAGCAAAAACATTAAAAAAATAACATTATGTCATTCAACGTTACTGGTTTAACCAATTACACTAATGAGCAATCAACCGAGTTGGTTGTTAAGTCACTTTTCGGTGGCAAGACTGCTGCTTTATTACAAGCAGCTGGACAAGTTCAAGTAGGAGTTAAGAGTGCAGAGGCACTTAACATCCTTGATTCTGACGTTTACTTTCAAGCAGATGGTTGTGGATACACTGCAAGTGGTAACACTACATTCTCACAACGTACAATCACTGTTGGAAAGATTAAGGTTGAAGAGACTTTATGTCCTAAAACTCTTGAGGCTAAATGGATGCAAACTCAAATCGCAGCAGGTTCTCCTGAAGCAGTTCCATTTGAAGAGCAAATCGGAAATGAGAAGTCAAGCAAGATTGCTAAATTATTAGAAGTAGCAATGTGGCAAGGTGATACTGCAACTTCAAACACTAACCCTAATACTAACAAGTTTGACGGATTCGTTAAAATCATAGGTGATGCAACTGCTGTTGACGGAAACACTTCAAGTGCAACTGCAATCACTACTTCAAACATTGATGATTTAGTAGACGATATGTATGCAGCAATTCCTGCTGACATTGCAGATGCAGACGATTTAGTTTTATTCGTTGGAATAGACACTTTCAAGAAGTACACTACTGCTTTAAGAGCATCTAACTTATTCCACTACGCTGCTGATAGCGAAGGAATGGAAATAATGATTCCTGCTACTAACGTGAAAATGGTAGGTGTTGGTGGTCTTAACGGAACTGACAAAATGTACTTGGGACGTATCTCTAACTTCTTTGTAGGTACTGACCTTGCAAACGAAGAGGAAGAGTACAGATTCTGGTATTCTCAAGATAACGACGAGGTTCGCTTCAGAGTTACTTGCAAGTATGGTGTTCAAGTAGCATTCCCTGACCAGATTGTTGAGTTTATCCTTGCGTAAGTCTAACCCTTTAAAAGCATAAGATTATGGCTTGTAATTTAACACAGGGTTTTACTTTAGACTGTAAAGATTCAACTGGAGGCGTTAAATCCATTCATTTAATTGATTGGGTCGCTGACGGCTTTACAGTTGCATCAGGCGAGGTTACTGCTATCGCTGCTACTGGTTCTATCTCATCAGGTTCTACTTATACCTATGAGTTACCAAAGCAGACTGGTAGTATGACAGTTACTACAAACGTTTCTACTGAAAACGGAACAGTATTCAATCAAGCGGACATCGTTTTAAGACTTCGCAAGTTGTCTACTTCTAAAAGAAACGAATTGAAGTTATTGGCTCAAAACAGAGTGTTCTGCATCGTAAAAGATAACACCGACAACTATTGGTTATGCGGTTACGAACACGGTTGTGATGTAACATCAATGACTGCTGAAACTGGTACTGCATTAGGTGACTTGGTAGGGTACAATATTACTCTATCTGCTATTGAGCAAGAAGCACCATATTTAGTGCAAAGTGCAGTGGTGACATCATTAGGCATCTGATTTGTTTTCATATTTCTTTCAAGGGGGCAGCCATTAGGTTGCCCTTTCTTTTTGCCAATTTTTTAGAATTGCTATTTATAAGTAAATGCTCACTATCACAAAGGACGAAACAAAGTATTGGTACTTAACACTAACGGAGAAGGTTACTATTGACAACCCAACGTTTTTGTTCAGCTTAACCAATAGAACAAGCAATACCGAATACAACTTTATTTTAACCGATGTGTCAGCGTACACGGAAAGGTACAACAAGTTGCAATTTATTGAGGGTACTGATGCTGATTTGTATACGGGTGAGTATGAATACAAAGTATACGCTCAAACAAGCGATAGCAATCTTAACCCTTCATTAGCAGATGAGTTAGTTGAGCAAGGTATTTTGAAGTGTAATGCAATAGCAGTTGCAGAAGTTGAATACACACCATCGTGAGCAACAAGATATACATATTACCAACAACTACTGACAACGACCTTTTAACTCAAAGTGGTGACTCATTAGTAACTGAAAACACGGTTATAGAAGTGCCTTTATTAACTCAAGATTTAGAAGGTTTAATTACTCAATCAAATGAGAACTTTGTTGTCAAGGATGAGATTGGAGAACCTTACTTTATCATATGGGACGATGAGCAGAATTTAAATAAGAACTACACACCTACTATTAATAACAAAATATATGGCAACTAAAAAAATAACAGATTTAACTGAATTAACAACGGCAGCATCGGAAGACGTATTGCCAATTGTTGATATAGATTTAGACATAACCAAGAAAATAACTGCAACCAATTTAGCAACTTCAATAGGTGTTGATACTAAACTTTCCAAGTATGACGGCACTACTTACGACATTAACTCACTTGCAGCAGTTACTCAAGCCGAATATGATGCATTAACACCAAGTGCGACAACCATTTACTTTATTATATGAAGTTAGGTTCAAACGATATTAGTGCAGTTAAGATAGGCTCTACTGATGTAAACAAGATTTATATAGGTAGTACAGAGGTGTGGACATCATTTACTGGGTTATTAGATACTTATACTGGTGCTTCTGCTGCCTATTCATTAAGAAGGTTAAGTAGTACTTACGAAGGTAGTGCAATAGAGGTAAGAAGAGCGTCAGACAATGCAACACAAGATATTGGTTTTGTAAACAACGAACTTGATACCTCTACACTTGCAACCTTTTGTAGTGGTACAAATGGATTCGTCACAACGTGGTACGACCAAAGTGGGAACGGCAATGACGCTACTCAAACAACGGCAGCAAGTCAACCTAAAATATACGATAGTTCAAGTGGTGTGATTGAGGAGAATGGGAAGCCTACATTAAAGTTTGATGGAACTAACGACTTTTTATCAAATACTTTATCTTCAATTATATCTCAACCAACATATTGGTTTGTAACACACAACTTTCACGCAACACCAAGTGCTTTTGATGGGGTAA